TCTCCAAAACCGGGGGTTGCAGGTTCGAGTCCTGCCACTCCTGCCACCGCTAAATTGTAATCCTTCGCCCTCAAGGCCTTAGCCAAGGTTGGCAATTTTCCGTACTTAAAGTTGGCAGTCATGATGTTCGCTTTCTCGAAGCGGGCAAGCGTCTTTGCCATGCCCTCGGTTGCCATGCGCGCTTTGTTGGCGGCCTGCACATAGGTTCTGATTTCGCGATAGTCCTTGTGGCCGCTGATACTGGCGATGAAGTCCTCAGAGCAATTTGCTTCGGCCATGCGCCGCAAGAAGGCCTTACGAAGACCGTGGGCCGAGCAATGCGAAAGCCCCGCCTCGTTGCATCGGTCGCGGAACCAATTGCCGAAGCCTGCCGCCGTGAAGGCTCGCCCGTATTCCGTCACCAGGAAGGTGCGCACGCCGACCATCGGCGTTGCGGCAATGATATCGGCAAGGGGCGGGGCAACCGGAATATCCATTGCGGCGCCGGTTTTCGATTGCTCGAAAATAAGTCTGCCATCACGCATGAGTGGCGGGCCAAGTCGCACAACGTCCGACCGTCGCTGCGCCGTGTAGAGCAGCAACGCCAGCGCCAGCCGTGCCTTGCTGCCGATGGGATGACGTTGCTCATATTGCCACAGCTCGTCCTCGGGTCCATGAATGGAAGCCGCTGGTCTTGATTGGATCGAGTTTGACTGCCAGCGCCGGATTATCGCGGCGAAGCTTTTGGTCTCCAGTTTGCCGGTTGGTTATAGACATCGCCAACAGGACCAAGCGGCGGTTCGTTTTCAAAGCGCCGAACATCGTTTGAGCTGTAGACGCCGATTTCCCGGCCGATGCGGTAACTCTCGAAGCGCGAGCTAACGTCGCCCCGCAGCAAGCCGTCGAGGTCATGCTCGATGTAGAGTGTGCGTCGGCCAACGTCCGTCAATAGGCAACGCTGCATCGCGGCCTCGACACGGCCGGCGAGCGGGCCGAGCGCATTCTGCACCAGCGCACGCGCTTCCTGTTCGACATTGCTATAAGTCGCCTTGTCGGTGATGCCGACGCACGTCGGCGGCAGCCCGAAAATTCGGGCCACGTCTTCGTTGGCGAGCTTTCTGCTTTCCAAAAACTGCGCGTCTTCGGGCGAAAACGATGTTTTCTCGAACTTGGCGCCGCCGTCCATCACAATCAGTTTTCCGGCGTTGTACGCGCCGGCATGGGCGTTCTTGGTGCCCTCGTAGAACCTCGTTTTCTGTTCGACGCTTAATTGCTGCGCGAAACTGATGATGCCGCTCGGCCGTAATCCGTTGACCGAAAGCGCGGATGCGGTGTGCGCCTGTTCGAGCGCGAGCGATAGCGCGCCGCGCGCAATGGCGATGGGGCTTAAGCCCATGATGCCGTTGCGGGTCGGGCCGCGAACGTGCAGCATGTCGTCCATCAGCACGACATAGGCAGACCCGCGGCCGGGCGATACGCGATAGCGCAAGCGGCCGTTTGGCAGTTGTTCGACTTCAATTTCAAAGGGCAATAGCGGCCACAACGGCGTCACCTGGCCGCGCCCATTCCGCTCGATGCGGGCATAGGCATTGCCGGTCAGGTCAAGGCAACGGATTAGAAACTCGCGAAACTCGAATGCCGTTTGAATCGGGTTCGCGAGGTCATGCAGTACGCCATAGAGGGCGTTGTCGTCGGCGCGCTCGCGGCCGCCGTCCGGTGTGCGGCGGAATAAGAACAGCGGCACGCTGGCGAGCATTTCCGAACGCAGCGAGATGCAACGCGCCGCCACGGCCAAATTGGAAAGCACGCTGTCCGCAGTCGCCGCTCCAACGCTGTGCGTCATTGCGAAGTTTGCCCAATACGGGTCACTCGGCGGAAGCGCCCGCGTCTCGGTGCCGAAGATGCGTGCCAGGATGCCCATTAGCGCAGGGTCTCCAAATAGACGCGCGCCAACCGCTGCCGTAGCGGCTCGGCCATGGCGCGGGCGCGGGCTGAAACAATCGTGCCTTGATAGGCCGGAAAACTCTGCACGATAGAGATTTCATGCAGCCGCACCGCGCGCAGCTCGCGCAGATTGCCGCGCCAGGTTTCACTATCGGGCATCACACTGAAGCCGATGGAGGCGCCGCCGATGTCATTACGCTCGCACAACGCCAAAATATCGCGCCCGGTTGTGGTGTCGGGCACGTCGAGGTCGAAGTGCAAACCGTGTGCGTCCTCAGATAGCCGCAAGGTTTTGCTTTTCGTCCTCGCCAGCATTCTGGATTGGTCATGGTCGACAAACGCCGGCACGTCGGCCTGCAGCGAGGCCGCAAAGGCTCCCGGCTTAATAACCTCGACAAACGGGCCGATGTCGGCCTTCGTGTCGAACACGGCGCAGTAACCTTCAAGGCGCCGCCCTTTGGTGGCGCGCACCTCCAACTCGACACTACGGCGCTCGGTCACGGTCATGTCGAACCGCCGACGTTGCTGGAATAGGCAAAGGACTCGGCGTGCCTCAGTGCAACATCAACCGTCGCCATTCCGCGAACCATGACTGCCTCGACTGTATGAATCCGTCGCGTATGGATTCGGCAAAATGTCGAGCGCGGACCAAATTCCGAGCAACAAGTCCGACCAACGGCCGAAAATTATCGTTGCGCTCGGCACCAGCGAACTTTGCGCCAACGGGAATCCCGCTAAGCTCTGCGGTTCTTGCTGAACCATCACGGAGTCGGATGCGCCGACCTTGGCGGTGGACCTCAGCACGCGCACAACCGAAGCGTTCGTCGCAAATGCCGAGCCGGTTGCGTCCGCGCTTTCAACTTTCTCAATCAGCTCCAGCACGGCCGTCCACGATGGCGTTTCAAAATCGGTTGTGCCATCCACTGCCGCCGTTGCAAGAATGTCCGTCGGCTGATTTGCGGCGCCGCCTTGGATAGCTGCGCTATCGATGGCGCGCGAAAGCACGGCTGCGAGGTCGCCACGAATTAAAGTTTCGACATCCGGGCTACTTTGCAGCAACAAGTTTCGAGAAAATTCCGTCAGCGCGCCGACATGCTTAGGCCGCAATGGTACGGAGTCGAAATCCAAGTCGGATACCGTGATTGCGGAATTTTCCGCAACCCAGTAGCCGGTGGCGCTCGTCGTGAGCTTCGGGATGTCGACATTTCCGGTCAGGCCGTCGAGAACCGTTGCGCCGAGTCCTCGGATTATCAAGGCGCTGCGCAGTCGGTCGATGTAGTTTTGGCCGTAAAGGTCGGTCGCAATCAGACTGCCCCCGCCGCCAGTGGCGGTGCTGACGTCCGAAGTCAGCACGCGCTTCTCGACCGGCTCGCGAAACACGCTGTAGGGAACCGCGACACCTTGGAATAAGTCCTGCCGCTGCGGCGGGCGATTTCGGCGGACAGTTCACGCTCGCGCGAGGTGTCCTCGGAATGGCCGGGCACCTGAGACAATATCGCTTTCCGTAGCGAGAAAGTGCGCATCTTAACATCGAGCTTGTTCTCGCCGCTAGTAACAGGCTCGCCGTCCATGCGGCGCTCGAACTCGGCGAGCACTTGCGCACGCCGAAGCTTTTCATCGAGGCCGCGCAGCTCGACTTCAATTTCGTTGAAGCGGCTGCGCTCCTCGTCGGTCGGTGTAGTGCCAGCCGCCTCTTTCGAGGCGATGGCGCGCAGCTCGGCGACCTTCGTCGCACGCTGCTCCTGGATGCTTGGAATGTTCAACATCGTATCAAATCTCCATCTGGCAGCGGGCCCGCTGCACGGGGATTGCGCGTCATCACGACGGGCAACTTGCTTAACGGCGTCCGATATCCGTGTGTCGACGTGCCCCGACGCGGGCGGTCACGGATACCGGCTAAGATCCACAGCGGCGCCGCACCTACTGTGCTTAAGCTCATCAATGCGGTTTTCCATTCGTCGGTTTTTGCTCGATTGCATCAAAAAAAGCGTGTTAGCGATGTAGTGTGCGAAAAGGTGTCGACAGACATTGATAGGGAGGTCGAGCAATTTCGCCGTGCCGGCCACGCTAATTTCCCCATGCTCCATCAATTCGACCAACCTGTCGCACCGCTGGCGGAATAGCTCACTCGCAATGTAAGCCTGGTATTCTGGGATCGCGCGGTAGCGATCAAATTCTGAGGCGCACGCCCGGGTGTCCTCATATTTCACAATGTCTTTGTCCGACATTTCGCTCATACCTTCACCTTTGCCCTTCTCGCCCGCAAAGCTTCGCGTTTCGCTTTGGTCCCTTTGGCCGCCTTCCATAGCGCCACCGTGTTGAAGATTTCGAAGGCGATAATGTCGATAGGCACAACGATGGTCGGTTTTGAATGGTTGTAATCAGCCAGCCACAAGTCCGCGCGCGCGCGGCGCACCGTGAGTTCATCATTGACCTCCCAGGCGACGATGACTTGGGGTTCATCGCCCCATTTACCGGCGGCCACTTCGGCAACGCGCTGGTCGACGGTGCTTGCGATGTGGACAGCGAACGGCAGCCGCACGCCAACGGTCGCAAGGTCGTTGATGACGCGAATTTTGATGCTGTCGACGATTGAGTAATTCCATCGGGCCGCCGCTTCATCATATTTGCCAATTCCATCGAGAAACCCTTGGTGGCGCCAGTTCGTAATGGATTGGGTCGCCGCACCGCTGATGGCGCTGACATCGATAGGCCAAAGGAACCGGTCGAGCGTTGCATCAGGGGCCATCTTTTATCGCTGCTCCGAAATACCTCTTTTAGACTAAATAGGTTACAGCAAAACGCAAGGGGGACTTCGGGGAAATGGCGGAAAATTCACAATTTGTAGCGCCGGGGCACCGGGGCGGCGCTAAGGATTGTGCTAATCGGATGGAATGGCCAACCGGGGCAGCAGATAAGGCTTTTTCAAACCGCCACGCACAACGGCTCCCATTCCGGCTCGCTCTCGTGCCGCACAGCCACGCCTAGCGCCATCGTCAATGCGACCAGCGGGTGTCGATGCGGCCGGTGGATTTGCGCTTCGAAAGTTTCCGATTTCCGGCCGCGTCCAATTCAACCTTGGCATTGCTGGCCGCCATCGTGAGAACCGGGTGGTCGGCGTGGTGAAGCTTCCGTTCCTCCACCAACCTCTCAACAACGTCGACCGCCGGGGCCATGTCCTTGAAACCCTGCCCGAATGGAATGAGCGGGACGTCACAGCCGATTGCCGATAGTTCGCGTTTGAAATCTTCAGCGCGCCAACGGTCAAAGGCCAATGCCTGGAAACCGTAGAGGGCATGGAGTTCGGCAACTTTCATGGCAACGGCTTTCGGGTCGGTTGTCCGACCTTCAAAGGTCAATAGTTTGCCCTGCCTAGCCCACACGTCGTAGGGCATCCCATCTTCATCTTCGCGCTCGCCAAGGGTTTCCCCTGGCAACCAGCAAAACGGCAACACATCGAAACCGCCATCATCATCGGCAAAGACCAACACCAAGGCCGACAAGTCGCGAGATGCGGCCAGATCTAAACCGGCAAAACATGAGCGCCCTTTGAGGGTGTTTATATTATCAACACCCTCACCACACGCTTTCCACACAGCGGCATTGAGGAATTGCTCTGTAGTGTCGACACGCTGATTGAGAATTAGATTCCGGAAACTAGCCTCGGCCGATGGCATTCTTTGGGCCTGCAGCGCCAGCCGCTTCACATCATCCAAACTGCGGAAATCGTTCAACGCCGGATTTGCCATTTTCCAGGTTGACCGTTTCCACGGGTCCGCATCTTCCGGTGCGCTGTAAAGGGTCAGATGAAAACTCGGGTCATCAACTTCGCCGCGATTAATTCTCAGGCCGTAGTCAATGAGGGTCGATAGTATTGCTTCATCGCGTGCGGCTTGCGTCGATATGACCATCATCAATGGCGAAGCACGCTTGCCCATAGCTGTGTCGAGTGCATTAAAAAGGTCGCGGCCTTCGGCTTGTCCTAATTCATCGTAGACGACAAAGGACGGTGACAGACCATGCTTTGTGCCACTCTCACGGCTAAGGGCGGCATAGACCGTGCCGGTGCTGCCGATGTCCTCGAGCTCCTTGCTATGCCGCCGGATGCTTACTCGTTCGGACAGCCAGGGCGTTCGTTCGACAATGGCAACCACTTCCGAAAAGATACGGCTGGCCTGCCATCTATCGTTCGCGGCGCTGTAGACCTCGCCCCTCGATTCACTTTCGGGGCCGGCGATGTGGCAAAGCGCCAGGGCGGCCGCCAGCGTGGTTTTCCCATTGCCGCGGCCAACCGACAGCACGGCGGTTCGCACAAGGCGATTTCCAGCCTTATCGGTGCGATAGACCGCGTTGATGAGTTTTTTCTGCCAAGGTCGAAGCTTGAACAACGTTCCGGCAAGCGGACCTGCGCTACAGGGCAAACTTTCAACGAAGCGGATGACACGCGCAGCCCGTGATAGGCCCGGCACGTCCTATGGATGTGCCTTGGAGCCGACCTGATGCGCCTCGGATGAGGCATGAACAGGCCGCTTGATAGTTGGCACCGATGCCCCTCACGCCCATGGCGGTCGGCCTTTTTGCAACTTTGTGATTTTTCTAGTTCCGTGGCGGTCATAGTTGAAATGGCCACCGTCCTTCGAGGGGTATACCCCTGAATAGAATGGATGGCTCCTATCAATGGGCAATCCGTTCACGTCGCAGCCTTTGAAGGCCACGCCGCTGCCGCCTGGCCTGTCAACGGCCCTGGTCTTCGTGTTGTGGCAATGCGCGCACATGCTCATGAGTCCATCGAGCGAAGGGAACGGGTCGCCGCCTTTCGCTATGGCAACAACGTGGTCAACTGTATTGGCTGACACCAACCGGCCACGCTTCATGCACACTTCGCACAACGGCTGTTGTTGCAGCTTCACCTTGCGAAGCCGCAACCATGCCGAAGTGTTGTAAGGCCAGTGTGCCATGCTTTTATATTGCGTGAGGCCATCTCATGCGCGGTTTTTATAGTGTCTTCCTTCCAGTTGGAGCCATCGTGATTCTACTTGCTTATGTTTTTC